CATTTGACAAGTGATTGCCTTTTTTGTCAATCGGGAATGATAAGTTGTTTTCGAAGAATACATCAGGTAGGGTATCTATTGGCTGTGTTTCAAAAATAATTGACTCTGCTGTTCTAAAGACAGTGATATTTGCAATTACTCTTGATTTTCTTTTTTGAGTTGAACCACAAGCCCAAGTCCCTGACATATATAGTTCTAATGCCCCAGTTATTGGATGTAGATAAAATCTCCAATAATTATCACATAACTGACCTGATGTGATTGTCCCATTAGTAGGTATAAAAACATTATTTACAGGACAAGCACCTCCTCCAACTTCTTGATCTCCATCATTCAAAGTACTTGCAATATTGTCATTTATAAACCAATCCTGCATATTTGCATAATTAGAGGAAGACACATAAGTCTTTTTTAATGTATATATCCTCTTTTCGCAAGCATTACCTCCAAACCCTATTCTCTCAAATCTTATATCAAATACAATAACAGTTCCTGCGTCAACAGTATATGGTATATAAAATCCTGGATTTGAAGGATCCTCTAAGCTCATTGGGTATGCCAATATAGGTGATGTCCCAGAAGTAGAACTTACCGCAGTAAGTGTTCCAAACTCTATTGTAGAGTATGACAATGGGTTCACAGAGAAGCCATTAGACTTTATTTTCATATAGACACCAGCAGGGGGTGTTGGTGTAATCAAAGGGTCAAACCCAGATTGCTTTGCCTCCTTCTCTAATACGGTTGCAAAAACGCAGGTCTGCATCGGTCCTTCACTATCTGCCTTTACAGTTAACCTATCTCCTTCCTCTACCTTCCTTGGGTTTTCTCCTTGAAGTAAGAAGTATGTCTCTTGAGTAGAACTATTGGTAAAAAATATACTTGAGTAAATAGTCTCATATCCTGCCTGATTTGCCTTGCATACAAACTTATACCTCTTAGCCCAATAAGGAGCAACTTGTGTCGTTGGTATTGTTACTGTGATTGAGTTTACAAGAGATGAGTAACTGCATGGAATATGAACAGTATTTAATGAACTTACATTTGTCAAAGTTGACCTACCAAAATCATCCATGTAAACAATCCCAATCTCATAATCTCTATTACTGTGCAAGCTTTTTTGGCTTGATAAATCCTGCAATTGAACGCTAGCATTTTTAATGGTACCAAATAATGCCACTAAATCAAATGGAGGAGTTTGAGTATAGTCATAATATAGGATAGCCAAAAACTGTAAAGAAATAATATTGCTACTAGGAGAGGCTGTTATTGCTATCGGCTGTCCGTTTGCTGTGATTCCACTCTCGTATTTAATGCCATTATATGCAAATAATGACAAGAACTGAGGCCAAGCACAATTATATATATCAGTAAATGTTAATCCATCACAAGAATCGTCACCTCCAGGAATTGGATTATATATAGGTTTTATATTTGCTACTGTCCCTATTGCTTGTTGAAACTCTATACTTGTTGCTAATTGATAAGGTGAACTATAATTTACTGGAAGAGTAAAAGTAAAACTGCAACTTACGTCATAACCTAAAGTAGAAAAAGTATTAAACGTTATATCAAATGCCAATATCCTACCTTGCAATAATGGTATGTCTGTCAAATCTATGTCTAACTGAGTATCAGGTCTAGTGCAAGGGGGAGAGCAAGGATTAAAAGCGGTGTTTGAAAGAGGCAAAGAACTATCGCTAGTACTAGATGGGATATCATTAGTTCCAATAAACTGAGATACTAACTCAGTGGTATAGTCAAATCTTACATCTTGACCATTACTATCGATTATGTCATATCCATCTACATAGTTCCCATACATCAACCTATTCCCCATAATCGTTTGAGCCTTAGCAAGTCTTGGGACATTGTCATAAAGTCTCAATAGCTCTGACTCTGGAAGTATGGTGAATATTTTATTGTTTACGAATAAATATGTCTGAATAGTATTATCTGTCCATCCAACATTCTGCTTATCAAATCGCTCGATTACTTTTATTATATTCCCTGTTGCGTCCTTATATAATAAATCAATACCAACTACTAATGGACCACCTGTATTAAAGCTTACGTTAACAGCATTGTACTTATTTTCCATTCCCTGATTAAGGAAACTATTTGTACTAAACTGAAAAGAACCTGGCTCAAATGCAATCTCAGACCATTGTGACGTAGCTGTATATTCTCCATCGATATATTTATACCTATAAGCAAAGCATAAAAACCTATCCTCTAGATAATTCTCTTGACCATCTACCTCAAGAAGCTCTATTGTTGGCGCTTCGGTAGGTGGCTTCTTAATGACAAGGATTGTTTCTGCAAGCAGGTCAGGCTGTCCGTTATAGTCAACGCCTAAAGCGTCAGGATTAGCGTAGCCCCTATTGATATTGATAAATCTAGGCTGATTATAGTCATCAGTCCAAAATAATAAATCCTCAACAATGTCAACCCCTGTAATCAAATAATCAGGGTTGAAATTCAATGTAGTATTTACTGTTGTCCCATCGTTCACGCTAACAATATGGTATGTCAATACCTGAGATACCATATTGAAAGAAACAACAAGATCAAGCTTACCACTAGGAGACAAAGGAAAATTAGAGTCATGCACAAACCAATACAAGGTCTCTCTTGCGCTGTCATTGATAGCTCCTATACATCTTGCGTCAGTACTCAATGGCGTACCGTCAATATAGGTCAATGCAGTCAATGGCAAGTTACCATTCGTGTTCTCAATAACTCCTGCCTCTGACTTCTCTGTCGATCCCATCCTAACATTCATAGCGTCAATGTACTCCCCATCAGGGACTACTCGCTCATCGAATGTCTTATTCATTTTACCGGCAATAAAGTTCCTTGTAAAATTCGCCATTGTTATTTGATTATCTTATCCATTCCTCTCATATTCATTAAGAGCCTACCTGGATGAATGTTGCTAATTCTTATTTTTGCATTTCTCAAAAGCGCCTGCTTCTCCTTTCTAGCTCTAGCCACAATGTACTCCTGTACACCAAGTTTAGCATTTAGTATCTCATATCTGATATAGGCATACACATACTGCTCAAACAATTTGTTTACTGAGATAGCTGAGTTGTCACCATTCTCCATGCCATCAGACACATACTCAAGGATAACTGTTGCAGAGAGATTGTGTGGGTGGTTTGGGTCGTTATTATTATAGTGGTTATAACCCAAGATTGCGCTGTCAAAGTTTATTACCCCAGCTTTCTTGTCAATATTAAACGTAGGGTTACGATTAGCTGTCTCTGTATTGAGACCAAATCTAGCGCCTATGCTATGCTCAAAATACCAATTACCGTCACAGCAATATCCCTCATGTCCGTGAAACTGATGGCCATGATTGAGGTAGATACTCTTCTTGGTTCCTTTGATTCTATCGTAGTCAATGTTTGAGTACTGTGGCTCCAATATGTTACCATTTTGGTCAAATAAAATATTGCAATCATTGTCCTGCAAATATGCTTTTGATGATAGTGTTTGTATATTCTCAGAAAGAGGCAACAGCGTTCCGTTCGCATAAAGCGAGATGCGCACCCAGTTGACAAAGTCATGCGGCAGCACATAGCGTAGTTGATCGCAGACGCTAAGCTCTAGGACTTTAATCTCCTTGAACGCATCGTAGTTCAACTCCTGGATAGCTCTCTTTGCGTGGAACAATATCTTATAGCGCTCCTCATTATTGACCAATGAGTGATTGCCGGTGTACATCAACTGAAAGTTGTTGACGATGTCAAATAGGCTAACATACTGATACGACCCCCAATTGGCATCCGTTGGATTGTTGCCATTATTGGTGTAGTACTGAAAATTTGATATATATGCCATCTTTTATGAATTTGCTGATTGTTGTTGCTCTTGAGACATAGCAAATTGAGCCACCTCAGTCTCTCTAATGCTAATACCACAGTACTGTAATATTTTCATTGCAAGCTTATACTCATCCTCAAGCGGCAGCTCAAAGTCCTGATAGTCAGGCTGCGTTTGGTCAAATACAGGCTCACCACTAGCGAGTGAGATGTATGTCCACTTTGGTGGCGTAGGGTATCTAAAGTATACTGCTTGCACAGCACCGTATCCTGATACGCTAACTGGATACACAGTGAGAATATTACTATTTGCCAGTGTATAAGCAGGGTACTGAGTAGATGGAGCGGTGAGCAATGACTGGTTTAACATAAGTATTTTACCCATTGTCACCTTCTCAGCCTCGCTGATTGCTGATGCCTTGTATACCTTATAGTCTTGACCTATAGCTGTAAAGATATTATCTGTTATATCAAGGGCTGTGGCTGATACACTTGTTACAAATGCCCCCTCATAGAGCGTGGTATTGACAACTACGTCACCTACAGATACGCCTGACGTTACGAAGTT